TGCGACCATTTTCGTGACGCCACGGAAATGATACAATAGCCTAAAGAGGGTTTATTATGAAAATATTTGAAAGTCTGATATCACCAATATCAACAATTATTGACAAATTTGTTCCCGATGCTGATGTGCGTCAAAAACTTGCTTTTGATATTGCTACGCTTGCGGATAATCACGCACAAGAGCTTGCACTGGCTCAAATAAAGCTAAACACAGAAGATGCTAAGGGTAACCGGTTTCAGTCTAGCTGGAGGCCGTTAGCGGGGTATGTGTGCGTGACAGGCTTGGCGGTTAACTTTCTTATATCACCTATAGCGGCGGGGTTTGGAGTGGTAATACCACAAGCTGACCTTTCAGTAATGATGCCGGTGCTATTCGGGTTGTTGGGAATTGGATCGCTGAGAACATTTGAGAAGGTTAAGAAAATCACAAGATAGGAGTATAAAATGACTAAGCCAAAAAAGAAAAAGTCACGCGTAGTTAAAAAATGAGCATAGAAGATACGCCGATAATTGAGATTCTAGCTGTTGTATTTATGCTTTTGTACGGAAAGCAAGATAAAAGAAAGTTGCTGGCTTGCTCTTTCGTTATATTGATTGAGTCTATAACTATCTTCTATAACGCTTATTTAGATATATACTTCAATTACTTGGTGTTGTTTTACGCCTATATTTCCATCGCTTTTTGTATTATGGCGCTTAAATCATCTTTATTATCAGCATATGCTTACGTTTTATGTGTCACCGCTTATTTTTTGTTGGCGCTAGAAGATACATTTATGGAGTGGGGCGCTATAATTGGCGATAATATGCTTTATGGAAATTACAGTTTGATTATGTATGGATGCCTAGCTTTTTTAGTATTTTCGGTGACTTATGGTAGAATGGGTGGTATTGAACTCAGAGCTGGTGATGTTATGCTTTAGTTTGTCACCTATACCAATTTACATAGCGAAAATTCTCTATGCACGAAGATATTATCAAGCTACACGAAAAAGTAGACGCAAACCATAAGGAAGCTTACGACAATGTTATTAAGCCGTTAAACGATGTAGCTGTTCAGTTAAGTAGATTAGCTACATCGATGGACCATAATAGTGATATGTTTGCAAAGCTAGAAACAACTCAGAAAGAGATGGGGCAAAAGCTTAACAAGACAATTTTGGAACACTCAAATAGATTAACTACAGTAGAATCGAATCAGTCAAACACAAGAAACTTGTGGGATAAGATAGGATTTCCTCTTTTGATGGTAGCAATTGCAATTCTTGCGGGATTAAATTATTTTAAGTAAATGCTATTCCTCCTAGCTTGTTAAAGCTACTTAGCCCCTTAGCTGGGGCTTTTTTTATTGTATTATGGTAAAATATCTGCAATTAAAAAAGGTGTTTTATGGCAACGATCTCAATAACAACCGCGAACGACAGGACTTCTAATTATTCTCCTTCCCCCGGTGATGATTTTGTATTGTCTGATCTTGCTAGCCTGATTGTTGATAACTCTACAGTATCAGTAGACATTGAGTTCAATAGTAGATTCCAAGAAATAACGCTAGAAAATACATCTACAACTCAGCCCAATATTGTAAATATAGACGCAGGTGGCCTTAATGGTCAGAATGGGGCTATTGTTCTTGATGGTCTTTTGATATCTATTGGCACCGCTGATGGTACGGCATCGCAAACAATCCAGTTCCCCGCTGACGCTAATGGTGCTTACCCATCTTTTGTAGGTTATTGTTACATAGATAGTGTTATTTACACTCAGATATCTTCGTTTACCGGCATTCGCAATGATTTCAGAGGTAGGCACTTTACATACGATAATGTAACCGGCGTGATGACGTTTGGTGACGGCACTAATGGTGATATGCCCACAGGTGACGTTCAGGTAGAGAATATCTATGTCGAGCTTGGTGGATCCGCTGTAAATATAAGTGATGGCTTTATTCGCGGCAACGGGCATTGTGTATTTGTTGATGGCAATTTTTGGAGCAATCCGAATATAACAGTTCAGTCGTCATGGGGTATTATAAATAACTCCTCTAAGTTTCAGCCGTATCAGTTTTTCAAGCATAAGTACTCTGCGATGAACTATATCGGTGTTGGTTCTGGCGAAAACGCTAGGATGACGCTTGCTGAGGACACGGTAGGCGATACAATAACTTTTCAAACTGAATCAACATCATCTACAGAAGTTGTTGAGAATTTTAATGTCCCAATGTGGGGCATTCACGAGTTAAGATTTGTTGAGCAGAAGACCAGCACCTTCTCAAGAACAAGGCTTTATAACAACGGTGGCAGTGCAACATTAAAGATCATGCAGGGCTACGGTACTGTGTTCACGCCTTACGGTGGAACAGATGGAAATTGGGTAATAGAGTGGTCAGATGGCTACAAAACGACTGATCTTAGTCCTCACCGAGTGCATCACGGACGTTATGAGGATGCAAAGCAAAATATACTGTATCGACTTATAGGTAGTACTAGCTGGTCAGGTGAGCGTGGCGGGATGACTCTGTTTGATATTGATGCCGGTGAATATGTCATCGGTAGTGGATCAGAGCAAATGGTCATCCCTAGTGATGTGGCTGTAGATGAGATTGTAAATACTTCTGGTGGTGGAAAGCTCACATTAAACAACCTTCTATTTGAAGGTCAGGCAAGTAGTGGCACGCGGGATTTCAACTTAAACTCTCCCGCCGGAACTCTTATTGCTAATTTTGAAGCCCCTAACGATACAAGTCACGGCAATCAATCAGAGCCTAACGCATCGTTTCGGTTTGCCTCTTTTATTGGCAATGATCCTTCGTTCAGTTCTGGTATGAATCACAGCATTATTACTAAAGATGCTGCTAGAACTCTGGGGCAGATATGGTTTATGCCTCACGCTATATCGCCTAATGGCGAAGTTTTATCTGGCAGCTTTGATGATTTGTTGTATGGCAGTGATAGGCTTTATATAACGCAGGTAGGCACAAAAGTTTCGACTCAATCAGATGTTATTAGCGGTTGCGGTATAGTTACGGCTTTAACTATAAAGGGTTGGCTTACTAGCGAGTTTGCTTTTGAGTACAAATTGTGGGAGGTTGGTGCCACTGAGCCTGTATCGTATCAAACGCTGACGCTTGTAAATGTTCAAGCTAGTCAGGCGGGTTACACTACGGCTACAAAATGGTATTTTAAGTACACGGTAGAGAAAATATCCGGCGCTGCTAACAGTGGGTATATTCAAGGCATCTATTTTGATTGTCCGGCTGATCCTTTGTTTAAGTGGGAGCCGGAGCTTGCGGATATCACTATTGCTTTTAATGGCGGATTGCTTGCTGGTGATTATATACGAGTAGAGGATGATCTAGGTGTTACGAGAAGTTACACCCAAGCGGCTAGCTCTAATCAGGATATCGTTTTCCCTGGGTCCGAAGCTGGCAGCGGGTGGCGATATGCTGTAGATAGGAAAGGGTTTACTCCTGATGTTGGTGATTTAACATTAGTAGTTGGCGCTACTATTCCTGTATCTGTGTCATTAAACCCTTATCGTTTCAGAGATGGCACGGTAATGTATTCGCTATCCACTAACCCAGCGGTTAGCGTTTCTTTTGATCTGGTTACGCCAGAGGCAAGAATAACGGTTAATGATGTGAATGCGCATCCTCAAGATATTTTCAACGCAGCGGAGAATGCACTGATAACCGAAGATGGCATGGCTTGGCACGCTCAGCAGGGTTCAGTTGTTGAATGGGACGATATTATTCAGGGAGGACGACAGCTTTATCTAGGCGCTGGATGGCGCTTGTTTGGTATAGGGTTGAATGCTGGAGTTAATGGTATTGTTGCATCGACTGATGATCAAGTATTCGCAGCGGGAAGCTCTCAAATGAGAACAGGTGACGGCTACAAAGAATACACTCAAGCAGATAGAGATCGCGCTATAGAGATATGGCAGGATAGAGGGCTTGATTCAGACAACCCCAAGTTAATAGACGCGACCACCGAGACATCCGGAGCTATAACGAAGGTAAGAGATGCCGTTAATGGGGTTATAACTGTAACGAGACAGTCGTGAGTGTTCTTGATGCTATTGCAACAGGCGGCTATACTTGCTCAGTAGAGTCTATAGCTGTAGACGGATATATATGCAAAGATCAAGTGCTGGCAGGTTACGGCAGCGCTACAAATGATGAAGAGGAAGAAATATTAATCTTCGCACAAGCAATAATACAAGTTCTAACTATTGAGGGTATGATATGAGTGAAAAACCAAAACAACAAAAGAGCGACAAGGATCGAATAGAAAAGCTAGAGAAGGATTTACGGGCTGTAGTTGATATGCTTAACAAGATGTCATCAGCAATAGGTCTACCGAAGTCAATTATTCCAGATTTAGATTAACCCCATCACACGAGGACACCCATTATGAATGGCCCTGCAGCAAAACAAAGAAAAGCACGTCAAGACGCACTAAGAGATTATATATCGGAACAGCGGCACGAACAGGAAGTTGTTAAAAACATTGATAAAATAGAAAAGTTGGATTGCGAATCGGAATCATTCTCAAACAACCTTAATAAATTGAAGGTTGCTAATGAGCAAAGACTTAAGTTATTGAATAAGTATCTTCCTGATATGCACCATAGCACTATAGACGGCGATGGCGATAACGGCGAAATAATCATAAAGACTATATCTTATGCAAGTAACCCTCCCAAATGATTGGTCGCCTAGGCCGCATCAACTCCCCTTCTTTGAAGCTATGGACAATGGCGATGTAAAGAGGGCTTGCTTAGTATGGCATAGGCGAGCGGGTAAAGATTCCAGTGTATTGAATTACACCGCTAAGACGATGTTTGATCGTGTTGGCAACTACTGGCACCTATTCCCTAAGCAGACGCAAGCGCGTAAAGCTATCTGGAATGGTATCGATGGCAGCGGTCGCAAGATACTAAAGCAGGTATTCCCTGAGTCAATCCGCAAAAGATCATCACAGCAAGAAATGCTCATAGAGTTAAAAAATGAATCTACATGGCAATTATGCGGCTCGGACAACTACGATTCATTGGTGGGATCAAACCCGGTAGGCGTTGTGTTCTCGGAGTGGTCACTATGTGATCCTAACGCGTGGGACTACATCCGCCCCATGTTGGCTGAAAACGGTGGCTGGGCTATCTTTATCTACACGTCGCGAGGTAAGAATCACGGCTATTCGCTGTACAATATGGCGAAGAAAAGCCCTGACTGGTTCTGTGAGATGCTGACAGTTGATGATACTAAGCGCGAAAACGGCTTGCCCGTCATTGGTGAGGACGTTATACAGGCCGAGCGTGACGAGGGTATGAGCGAGGAAAAGATACAGCAAGAGTATTTTTGCTCGTTTGAGGCTCAGATAGCAGGCGCTATTTATGGTCGGCAAATGTCTACGGCATATAAAGATAGTCGTGTCGGCTTTGTTCCTATTGAGCCTAGTCTGCAGGTGCATACAGCATGGGATTTGGGTATATCGGATGCAATGAGTATATGGTTTTTTCAGGCTACCGGAAAAGAGGTTCGGTTAATTCACTACTATGAAAACCATAATCACGGAATGGATCACTACGCGAACTACTTAAGCGAATTTAAAACCAAGCACGAGATTAAGTATGGTGAGCATCTAGCGCCTCATGATATCGAGGTTAGAGAGTTGATGAGCGGCAAAAGCCGTAAAGATGCGGCGCGAGATATGGGTATTGTTTTTAGGACAATACAGAGGCCAAAGGCAAAAGCTGATGGACATCAGGCCGTAAGGAAGATATTTCCTAGATTGTGGATAGATGAGTCTCGCTGCGAGCTGGGATTGGCGTGTTTAAGTGAGTACGCGTATGAGTGGGACGATAAAACCAAAATGTTTAGAGATAAGCCAAATCATAACTGGGCATCTAATGGCGCTGATGCCTTACAAACGTTGGCACTTGGTTGGTCTGAAAGAATGGTATCAGGAAGACCTCCCGCAAGAGTTCATACAGCTAAGGTTAGTGTAAATCTATGGGGCAGGTAGCGGCGATAGTTTATACTAATGAGAATTATCACTGGTCACGACGATGGTTAAATGAAGTTAATCATTGCTTTTTATGTGTAGCTGATAGTGGGCAATGGATAGTGTGCGATTACACGTCAAGAGGGCTTGAGCTGTTTATTACCAAAGAGCTGCCAAAAGGTTTATACTATCAGCGAATAGAGATTAATAGTTTTAGTGTTGTGCCGTTTATTCCTACTTGTGTGGGATATATTAAGCGGATCGCTGGGATATACAATCCGCTAATATTAACCCCTTGGCAATTACTTAATTATGTGAGGCGACAAAATGTCATTAGGAAGCAAACCACAGAAAGCAGAGAAAACAGGTCAGGAAGTAGCGACTGAGCAGCGACAAGCCCGTCAGTTAGATGAAGAAATTGGTAAGAGCGAGAAGAGCTTAAAGGCTTTGGCTCGCAATAAGATTGGCAAGCAGTCCCTGTTGTCTAAAAGCAATGCCCCCACCACCGGCATCAAAGCCCCTGAGAAAAAGAAATCTCTAATCAAGTAATCGGTATTTATTATGGCGCTG